AAAGATACAACAGATGGAAGGAAGTAAACCAAAATGAGTACAATAGATCAATATCAAAATGATTTAGCTAGTGTTGATAGCAGAAATCCAGATGTTACAGAAGCTGCCGCCCAAGCACATCAATATACAGAAATGTGCAAAGCAGGACAGATTAGTAGAGAAGAATATATCCAATTGATTAAAGATATTCAAAGTCAGTTAAATGTTAATGAACACTTAGTTGAGCAACAAAATTTAGTGATAATGAATACTGCAATTAATGGATTAATACAAATAGCCAGTTTAGCATAATAAAAATAATAAGGAGATAAAAATGGCATTATTCGATTCAGTATTGAATTTATTAACAAAACAACCTAAAGATCCAAACGCGGTTAAACCACCAGTTGGATCACGTAGTGAGCGTGAAGCTAAGTTAAAAGACAAAGCTGGTATGGTTATTAGTGTATTTGCACTAATACTTGCAGTTAACAGTTGGTATGGTGGTAAATTATCTAGTATCACATTGAATAACACTATTGCAGCTAATGATGTTTGGAGCTTTTACGAAGCAAAGAGTATTAAACAAACTCTAGCAGAACAGTCATTAGATGATGCTATCTATCGCAAAGATACTAAAAAAATAGAACAACTAGAAGCCAAGATTGCACGATATGAAAGCGATCCAAAGACCGGCGAAGGTAAGAAAGAATTAATGGCTAAGGCTAAGAAATTAGAAGCCGAGCGTGATTATGCTAAAAAGCAAAGCCCATGGATTGGATTTGCTAGCACACTATATCAATTGAGTATTGTTGTTCTTTCAGCAAGTATTTTGGCAGTTAGTATGGAAATGTTCTGGGGCAGTTTTTTTGTCGCAGGATTAGGACTATTATTATCAGCACAAGGTGTGTTCCTCTGGTTCTAAGGAGCCAGACTTGTGGATCCGTTAACCCTCTTTGCCCTTGCCAACGGGGCAGTTCAGGCAGTCAAAAAAGGCTGCCAGCTTTATAAAGATATCAAGAGTGCCAGTGGGGACATCAAAGGTGTCCTCAAAGACCTTGATGAGCAGTTCCACAACAACCACCCACCCGATAAACCCGCTACAGTTACACAACGTAACGCTTATGTAGAAGAAAAAAATCGTGTAATTGAATTAAACAAAAAACAGGGTGAAACTACAGGTATATATCAAGAATTAACTACATATCTTGGTGATTATTTTGATAACATGTATAAGTGTATTGCAGTTCTTGAAGAAGAAGAACGCAAGGATCGTGAAGAAATATATGAAGGTGACGCTAGTTTAGGTAAACGTGCATTACAACGTGTGGTTATGAAAAAGCAACTTGAACAAATGACAGTAGAGTTGCGTGAAATGATGATTTATCAAAGTCCACCCGAATTAGGTGCTCTTTGGACTGATGTCAGTGAAATGATGAAAGTCATGGGAGATCAGCAAAAAGTACTTATTGCTAGGCAAATGCAAAAAGAAGCAAGAATTGCAGCCAGAAGAAGAGCTAAAATGAAAATGTACATGGCAGATTTAAGTTATGGATTATTTGCTTTTGCAATAGTCATTGCAATGGTATTATTAATGGCTTGGGTAACACATGATAGAAAACAAAGATGGCCTGAACTAGAACCTGCTGCAGTGGCTGCAAGAAATGAAGAACGTAAGAAACTTAGATTATTAGAACTACAAGATTTTGTTGAAAAACAAAGAATAGAAGATGAGTATTTCAATAAACATCAAAAAGAGTTAACAGATAATGCACGTAACATTAGTGCGAAAAGTGTAGATAAAGAAGAATCACAACCATAGCAACTAACCAAAGACTAAAGCAAATAGCGACCAAACCCCCAAAAAATACTTTAGGAGGTAGGTCGCATAACCAATCTAAAAATGTATATTCGCTGCTCATCTAAATATTTAGAAGTGAGCAGCTCCTAGTTAAAGTAGAATATATCTACTTAAGTAATACTATAATTAATCGTCACTTGCATTAGCACCGCATTTAGCACGTTTTGCATTGGTTAATTTACCAAAATCAACAGGCCATTCTTTACCGGGTTGTAATTCAGTTGTATTAGCAGGGAAAGCATACTTAACACCGGCTTGTTGTTCAATCTGTGCGATTGGCATACGGAACTTAGTCAAGTCATTACCCAGGTTAGGATAGGGAGCAACGTGAGGGAACATCCAACCAGCAGCTTGTCCTGTTTGATTATTGATAACAATCTTGTAGAAAGCATGTGGAACTACAACACCTTTACCAATTGTCTTGTCTTGTGCATTGTAAACACCACCTGAAACGATCCAGTAACTTTGATTACCTTGAACAACCCAACCACGTACTGAAGTCTCTAATAGTTTCCAGATACCACGATTTAGTGAACCTGCTTGTGGACTCATATTGGTCATCAAGAATGATTCATACTCAACTTGCGGATCCCAAGACAAATCACCATCTGGTGCCATATGTCCTTTGTCGTAACCTGTACCAGCATAGTCAGCTGGAGTAGCACCGTTTTGAACAAATTGATTTGCAGCAAAAGCGTTAGTACGTGCAACACATCCTAATGCATTTTGTGGTAGTAATTCGTACATAACGAACTCTGGTAGTTTAGCAGCCGCATCATATCCAACTAGATATGCTTGTTGGCATAAAGGTTGAATTGGTTTCTGTGACTGCGGGAATCCGTAGGGTGCATGTGCTTTGCACTGGTCTACTGGAAATGGTGCTCGTTGTGTCCAAGCAAAACTGAATGATGCACTCAAAAGTAGCAACATTCCTAACATAATTTTACGCATAATAACTCCTTAAATAGTCATATATTTATAACCAAAATACTGACAGTATAAAAATTGTATTCAGATAAATATATCATTAACGGAATAAAACATGGCTCTAACATTAGAAAATATTAACATTGGTACACTTGCTAATGATGGTACAGGAGACCCACTAAGAGTTGCCTTTACTAAAATTAATAATGCATTTGCAATACTCAACCAAGCAGGTTCCGGTGGACCACCCGGTTCATTGCAATATACTAGTGGAAATTTTACAACAGGCTCATCAAGTTTAGTATTTGATCCAGCTAGTAATCAATTAAATTTAAATGCTAATCTTATACCAATAACTTATGCAGATGTTAATATTGGTAATGCTAATAATACAATCAACGGGATGTACCTATCAAGTACAGCATTGCATGTAGGTAATATTCATTTTGTAGAATCTGGAAACACAATTAGTTTTCCAGTAACCGGTAATTCAGTGGCAAAGGCTAGTTTAGCTGGATTGAATAATATATCATTGTTGAATAACTTGAATGTTGGTAACAGTAGTGCATTATGTGCTACTGCAATAACACTTGATAATTCAGTAAATCAACTTATATACAGTACTGATCCAACTACATTTACATCAATGACTGCTAAAGTTACATCTACTGATGCTATAACAGGCTATACACAAACAGTTACTTTAAGTATTGCTAAAAAACAAGATAATTCACAAGCAGATTTTTCTGCACATAGCACTATCTTTTCCGGTACACCTTTGACTAGATATAATGTTGATATTAATAGTAGTACAGGAGCTCCAATATTAAGAATATTAGTAAATCCTATTGTCAATGAAATATTAAATCATATCATTGAAGTGACTACATACAATTAAGGTAACAAATGAGAGCAAGTGAATTTATAACAGAGAATGGACCACCAAGAGGAAAGATACATAAAGACCATGCTAGCGTGGTTCAAGGATCATCCATTGCACGTGATGTGGGTGGATATGATCGTGTATATCATATGAATCGTATTTGGATGGCTACTGCTATGGCAGACGGTAAATCAACTAAAAAAGTTGATATGGATCCTGCATCTTGGTCTGAAAAGTTTAACTCAGCACATCCTTATACCAAAGAAGAACACAATATGCTTCAAGCAGCATATAATACAATACCATCTGAGCATCATGAAGTGACACCGTGGAGTAAAAGTGTAGAACCTGATGGTATACATAAAACTAGCCCAATATTAGGTTTTGCTGGTTACGAAAAGAAGTCTAAAAAATCTAAGAAAAAATAATCATAGCATATTTCCTGCATAAGTAATAGAAACTTATATAGGAAACATATGCAAAGCATGATTGATATTAACAAAACTCTGGACTTAATTAAACTCAAATTCTACAATGAGTGGTTATATACTGCACATATATACGATGAGGGTGAAAGTCAGTTTCACAAAACAATTACTAGTCAAGTCGTAACACAATATATTGATCCACTTAATTTAGCAAAAGATTCACTTATTTTAGATTTAGGATGTGGGCCCGGTTATTTCTTGGATGAAATGAAAGAGCGTGGTTATACAAATTTAGTTGGAGTAACATTAAGCCCAGAAGACATTAAATTATGTGAAACTAAGGGACATACAATTAAATCGTATGATATGAGCTTTCTACCACAAAGTGAAGGTTACTATGATGAAAGTGTTGACTTTTTATTCTTGCGTCATGCATTAGAGCATAGTCCATATCCAATCTTTACGCTAATGGAATATAATCGTGTATTAAAACAGGGTGGTAAATTATATATTGAAGTTCCTGCCCCAGATTGCGAAAGACAACATGAATTCAATTTGAATCATTATAGTATATTGGGTAGTACTCAATTGGCTGCATTATTACAACGTACTGGATTTGATATTGATGCATTTAATACAATTAGTTTTGACTTGACTGTCGGTGAAAATGAAGACGGTACATCAAAAGAAGTCAAAGAATCATACTATGCTATTTTAGTAACTAAAGCTAGACCCTTAGATATTAAATAATTGGTAAATTTCAGCTAAATACATCATGTCCTTTGATGTATGGAAACAAAGTAAAATACAGAACGGATTTGAGAAACTCAAGTCCGTTCCTGCACAGGCACAAAATATAGACACAACACTTGATGATTTAAGAAAATTAAGTGGTATAACTCAACAGGTTATAGGTGAAGAAAGTAATATTAGTATCACTGGTAATGAAAAAGGTGAATTAATGAAAAAGAATAATATCAGACCAGGGACCCCTGAGTGGTTCAAACTTTGGTTTAGCAGATCTTATCTAACAGGCGAAAAGCCAATAGGAAAATAAATGTCAGGTGGTGCAGTAATAACAGGTGGTGTATTAATTTCAGGCGGTGCGATTATATCTGACCACATACCGCAAACATATTACATTATTACAGACGATGGATATTTCATTGTAACTGATAGTAATGATAATATTGTAACAGAATTAGAGGAATAATATGGCAAATAAGAAATTAACAGACATATCAGCATTATCACCGATGACCAGTGGTACTGTGTTTTTAGTAGATGATAGTGGTACAACACAGACAGTAACTGGTAGTGTTATCAAAAGCTACATTACTAGTAGTGATATGGTAGTAAGTGGTAATATAACATCTGCTGGTAGTTTAATTCCAGCAACAAGTAATACATATACATTAGGCACACCAACATTTAAATGGGCTGACATGTATATTGGTCCCAATTCAATACACATACAAGATACTGCTAATAGTGCTAATACAGGTATTTTAACTGTAACGAACGGGATACTTCAAATTAATGGAGTAGCAGGATTACAAGCAAACTTAATATCAGGTAACACATCATTAACATTAGACAGTAATGCTAATGTTACTATAACTGTAGCTGGCTCAGACAATAGTTGGACATTTGATGACACGAATAAATTAACTACGCCCGGAAATGTATTAGTACAGGACAGCAATCAGAATGATATCATTGAATTAAGAACTGATGGCAATATCGCATTTAATGGTAGTTCTACACTATCGGTAAATGGCGGATTCTTTGTGAGTTCAGTTGGGTCAACTGACGGCCAAGGCAATATAGTAACTTACGACAGCGGTGAGTTTAAGTACGGACCTCAACTAAAAGATTATGCAGGTAACATTGGTGCTAA